TTGTAAGTAGATTTACAGCAGACAATATATTAGAACTTCAATTTGGAGCAGGAGATTCAAATAAAACTGATGAAGAAATTCTTCCTGTACCTGATAATATAGGTTTAGGTGGTAGAGACGGAAGAAGTAAATTAGATCAATCTATTGATCCTTCCAATTTCTTACACTCTCAAACCTATGGAAGAGCACCATCAAATACAATTTTAACTGTTACTTATTTAAGAGGAGGAGGAGTTAGATCTAATGTAGCTCAGAATACAATAACTAATATAGATTTTGTAACTACTAATATAAAACCCAATCTAAATGGTTCAATTGTATCCTTTTGTAGAGAATCCTTAGCATGTACTAACCCTATAGCAGCAACAGGAGGAGGAGGTGGTGACACTATAGAAGAAATTAAACAAAAAACAGCAGCAAATTTTGCAGCACAACAAAGAGTAATAACTAAAGAAGATTATTTAATTAGAACCTTATCTATGCCTCCAATTTATGGTAGTGTATCAAAGGCATATATAGTAAAATCTTCAGAAATAGAAAAAGAAAACTTAAATGTAGAATCTTCTCAAATTTCTTCAAACTTATACTTACTAGGTTATGATAATGATAAAAAATTAACAACTTGTAATAATGCTACAAAAACAAACGTAGCAACATATTTAAATTATTATAAACCATTAACGGATTCTGTTAATTTAATGGATGCTTTTATAATTAATTTTGGAATTGATTTTGAAATAACTACTTTTAGAAATAATAACAATCAACAAGTATTACTAGATTGTATAAATGAATTAAAGGATTATTTTAATATAGAAAAATGGCAAATAAATCAACCTATACTAGAATCAGAAGTTTATAATTTAATTGGTAATGTAAAAGGAGTACAATCAGTCATAAATGTTACTTTTAATAATCTAGCAGGAATAGAATCAGGATATTCCCAATTTAAATATGATTTTAAAACAGCAACTAAGGATGGTATTATATACCCTTCATTAGATCCAAGTTTATTTGAAATAAAATACCTAGATACAGATATTAAAGGTAAAATAAAACAATATTAAAATGGCATATTATTCTATATTTCCCGAAAAAGACGCTACAATATATAGTCATCCAGACCGTATTAATATGAATACAGGTCGTGATGAAATCCTTGAATTAGTTGAAGAAAAAGCAACTACGGGAGAGACTTATTTTTCTTCTCGTATTTTAATAAAATTCAAAAGCACAGAAATAAGAGATATTATAGAAAATAAAATACGCTTTTATGTTCAAACAGGAAATGGTACTGGAGCACCTTTAACAGGACAAGAAATAAATACTAGTAATGTAGAGGTATCTTTAAATTTATTTGCAGGAGAAAATAAAAGATTAACGTCAGATCACACATTAGTAGCCTTTCCTTTAAGTCAATCTTTTGATGAGGGAACTCAAAGATATGACGCTAATCCCCCTTCAGTATCAACAGGAAGTTTTCAACCAGCAAACGGAGCAACATGGGAACATAGAACCATAGCTACATCATCTGCATGGCCTACTAACAACGCTACTTTCGGAATGGGGGCTTCAGGATCCTACTCATTACAACCTGGAGGAGGAGTATGGTATACAGGTAGTGGTTTTAGAGCAGAAACAACATTTTTATCGGTAGATGATTTAGATTTAGAAATAGATGTAACTTCTATAATTCAAAAATTCTCAGCTAGTTTTTACCAAAGCGCAGATTATCCCACAGGAATTCCTAATAATGGATTTATAATTAAAAAACCAAGAGAGATAGAAGAGGACGGTTTTGGTTTTGGTCAATTACAATATTTTTCTTCAGATACACATACAGTTTATCCTCCTAAATTAACTTTTAAATGGGATGATTCATTCCGTGTTCCTGATTCATTATCATCTGGTAATATACTAAGACCAAGCACAGGAGCCAACGGTCAAGATTTATTTTTAGCATTATATAATAATAAAGGTGAATTTCAAAGAAAATCAAAACAACGTTTTAGATTAATTGTAAGAAAAAGATACCCAGACAGAGAATTTACAACAACTACAAATTTTGTAAAAACAAAATACTTACCAAGAACAAGTTATTATAGTGTGAGAGACGCAGAAACAGACGAAGTTATAATCCCCTTTGACACTGAATACACAAAATTAAGTGCTGATGCTTTTGGTATGTTTTTTGATTTATTTATGGAAGGATTTCAACCTGAACGTTATTATAAACTAATGTTTAGAGTTGATAACAGTTTACCAGCTGGTACGTTTGGTGAAACTAGTACTATTATTTATGATGAAGATTACTTTTTTAAAGTTGTAAGATAATGAAATTAAATAAAAGAATATACACTACTCAGGAATCTGATAAATTAATAGATAGATCTTTTAAAGAATTAGGAAATAAAACAGAAGGAATTTCAATAACTAGTTTTTTTAATATATATAATAATTTATTTTCAGAAATACCTAAAGGAGGTTTTAACTCTCATGCTGATTTAGTTGATAGAAGTAGTAAATATATAGGTTTAAATACAAATGCTGCTTTAGATAGAGCTAATAAAAAAATTAAAGAATTAGAAGATAAAATTTCTAGATTACAATCTGAAAATGAGACATTAAAATTAGAAAATGTAGAAAAGGATAGAATATTAAATACTCAATAAAAAACATGGCTAATATTGTTTCGCAAAATACATCTCCTACATTAAATGTAAAAAATATCGAAGATTTAAATTCTACTTTAGTAGAAAGAAATTTTGGTAGACCTGAAGATTACATAGAAATTCATATATATGATCTTAATGGTAATCTTTTAGATACTATTCAAGATTTTAAAGATTATAAATCAGGACAAAACACGCAAGGTCTAGTACAAGATTTAAATTTAGATCCCTTAAAAGTATTAAATGAATTAGGATATACAACAGGTACCTATAATTTAAAGGTTAATATTCAAAAACGAAAAATATTTAATGTCAAAGATGCTCCTTTTAAAATAAAAGAAATTTCTTCTAC